TACTTTTAACATTTTTGTCAAAGCAACCCTTGAGAATCCAACCTTTTCAAGTCAAGTGAAATCTGAATGTACCTCAAAGGCTCAAGATTTTGGAAGTAAGTTTGATCCACCCAAAAACTTTGTGAAAAATGCCCTTAAAACTGGTATTCAAGATGAACTCTTGGCTCTTTCCAAGTTCAAGGAAATGAAGGAACTCAAGAAAACTGATGGTGCTCGCAAATCTAAAATTACTGGTATTCCCAAGTTGGATGATGCAAACAAGGCTGGTACTGCGCAATCTGAGAAATGTACTCTCATTGTGACAGAGGGTGATTCAGCCAAGACACTCGCGGTTGCAGGTCTCTCCGTCGTTGGTCGGGATCACTATGGTGTCTTCCCTCTTCGTGGAAAATGTAAAAATGTTCGCGATGCTTCTGTGGCTCAGCTTACATCAAATCAAGAGTTCAATGATCTCAAGAAAATCTTGGGACTTCAACAAGGAAAGGACTATCAAGATCTCTCCGAACTTCGCTATGGTCGTCTTATGATTATGACAGATGCGGATAATGATGGTTCCCATATCAAGGGTCTCATTCTCAATATGATTCACTATTTCTGGCCAAGTCTTCTCAAGTTGGGTTTTGTCGTGTCTATGGTAACACCAATTATCAAGGCGACCAAGGGTTCTCAATCCAAGTCATTCTATACAGATTCTACATTTAGATCGTGGTATGGAAATGGACAACCTGGATGGAAAATCAAATACTACAAGGGTCTTGGTACGAGTACAAGTACCGAAGCTCGGGAATACTTCAAAAAGATTCAAGATCTCACGGTAAAGTTTGACATGGACATCATGTCCGACAAATCAATTGTTCTTGCTTTTGATAAAAAGAAGGCAGATGACCGAAAGTCTTGGCTTCTTACGAGTACAGCAAAAGATCCAAAAGAATTGGAAGTACCATATGGAAATGTGAAAAACTTGAGTATCTCAAACTTTGTTCATAAGGATCTTGTCAATTTCAGTTTGGCAGATTTGAAGCGTTCAATCGCACACATGGCGGATGGTCTCAAGCCTTCACAACGCAAAGTCATGTATGCATGTTTCCACAAGAACCTCAAGGATGAGATGAAGGTGGCACAATTGGCAGCATTTGTCGCAGAAAAGAGTGCCTATCACCACGGTGAAGTCTCTCTGGCGGATACGATTGTGAAGTTGGCGAATGATTATATGGGTTCAAATAACATTAATCTTCTTGAACCTTGTGGTCAGTTTGGTACTCGTCTCATGGGTGGTAAGGATGCGTCTCAAACGAGGTATATCTTCACAAAGCTCACAAAGGATGCCCGAAAAATCTTTGATCCTCGCGACGATCCAATTCTCAACTATTTGGACGATGACGGACGTCCCATTGAACCAGACTTTTACATGCCAACACTTCCCATGGTTCTCGTGAATGGTACGGAAGGTATTGGTACGGGTTTTAGTTGTTATGTGCCACCGTTCAATCCAAAGGATATCAAGGACAATATTCAAAAAGCACTTGAAGGTCGCGGTTTCTCTGAGATGCGACCGTGGTTCAGGGGTTTCAAGGGTAAGATTTTCAAAGAAGACGAAAGTGGTTCGTGGGTTGCCGAGGGTGTTTGGCATGACACTGGGTCACGACTCAAGATTACAGAGCTTCCACCAGGTCGATGGACTCAAGATTACAAGGAGTACTTGGATACCCTTGTGGAAAAGAAGGTGATTGCGAACTTTACAAACAATTCTACAACAGATGATGTAGATTTTGAAATTGTGGGTTATTCAGGAAAGGATTTGGTGAAGGATCTCAAGTTGAGAAAGAGTTTCCATACATCAAACATGCATCTCTTCCACCCTACAAAGGGAATCTACAAGTACAACTCACCCGAGGAAATCCTAAAGGACTTTGTAGACCTGAGACTTGACCATTACAAGAAGAGACGGGAACATCTCATAAAGGTTCTTCAAACAAGAGCTACAATGTGTGGCTACAAATCTAAGTTTGTGACGATGGTCATTGAGGGTGACATTGTTGTTTTCAAGCGAAAGCGGGATGACCTTGAACGACAACTCTCCCAACTCTTTCCCAAAATTGGTGGTACATACGACTACCTCCTCAACATCAAGACGGTTCAATATACGGAGGAAAGTGTCAGAGAACTTCTCAAAGAGGAGAAACAGGCAAGAGAAGAACTTGAGATTATGAAAAATACAAGTCATATTGATATGTGGAAAATGGATATTAAAAATATGTAGGCAATAGATAGGTATGGGTGAAGCTGCGAAAATTTCGCTCAAAGCTATTGGGAAGCAAGATACATACTTGCTTTCCAAAGATCCAGACGAATCCTTCTTTAATTATACTACTGATAGGAGACATTCCGATTTTAGAAAATATCACAGAAATCTCAACACTATTAAACCTGGGAATGCGGCATCCAATTGGCCATTTGGAGAAACCATTAAAGTTCAGTTTAATCCAAGAAATATGGGGGATCTTCTCAGTAATATGTATTTGAGTATAACTATGCCAGGTATAAGTGATGGGAACTACGCCGATCAATTGGGGCGACACATTCTCAAGAGTGTGACTATGTTTGTTGATGACATCGAAGTTGAGAAAATTCACGATGACTGGGGAATTATATATGACGATCTTTATTTAGAAACGTCTGAGAAGGTGGCAAATAGATTTCTTGTAAATAGAAACCTTGGTTTTGATGATGCCCCCACAAACGCGAGTATTGCACAATATGACGCAGATTTAGTAATTCCTATCCACTTTTTCTTTTCAAGAAAGTATGCGAGTGATGAATATGAAACTAATAAACCAAACCGTCCATATTTTCCAGTGTGTTCTATATATCGTCAAAAAATTGAGTTTGAATTTGAATTTCATAAACAGACATTTTTCACAAATACAACTGATACTGTAACACTTCCACATTTCAATGTTGTTACCGAAGAAATCACTATAAGTCCCGAAGAAAGAAAGTTTCTTTCAAGTGAAAGACAAGTTATGATTACCGATCTTGTGAGAAAACACCCAACTATTGTTAGTGATTTAAATCAAGATGTAATTAGAAATAACTTAGTTCCAAATATTCCAGTGAAATGTATTCATTGGTTTTTAAGAAATACAATTTTTGAAAACGAAGATGACGCCGAAGGTGTGGGTGCTGGCGGTGAATACTTGTATGAAAATAGATTCAACTTCTCATCAACATTGGATTTTCAAGGTGAAAATACAACACTTTATCCAACGATGTTAGAAACAAGCTTCTATATAAATGGAAATAAATTGCCAGAAGTTACAAAAACAAATCACGAATATTATAAATTTTTAATTCCATATCAAAAAAGATTATCACGACCAATTAGGAATATATACACATATAGTTTCTCGTTGAATCCGATAAACGTGGAACCATCGGGAAACTTGGATTTTAGTCAAATTCAATCGGAAAAGACTAATATAGAAGTTAAATTGGATACAAATTCCGGTATAGATATTTCTACTGAGACCTTCTCATTAAATATGTATTATACCGGATATCAAACTTTTGTATTTGATAGAGGATTTATGTCAATTGCTTACTAAAGAGTTTATCTCTGTTGTTCGTGATGTACTCGATAATGTTATTTTTGATACACCATTTGATGAAATTCAATTGAGCCAATGTTGTTTGAATTTCTTGAGATGTACCTGGCACATTATAACCAAACTTTTGTGATCTACAAAATGGATCAAAAAGTTGTTTACTGTAACCATTAAGACTTGACTTGTAAGCACAGTGTACGGTGAATAATTTTCCATTACCCGTCTGATAGGATGTATGATTCTTCTTTGCGTAGTTTGTGATAAACCATTCCAAATTGCGAAGAGAAATACCACTTGATTTGTCCAGTATTGTTAGTAGTGTAGATCTATTCTTTTCATTGTCATAAAAGTTGTTTATAGATGTTAGTAGAATATCGTTCTTGTTCATTACTATATAATATTATTCAAATCTATAAGCTCGTTTGAAGATTCACAACCAGGACATCCCCTCACATACATTTGTTCTGCGCCATGGTTGTGTATACTTGAACTCGAAAAACTTCGTTGACATATACGAAAACCTTGGGACTTATGGTGACGACAGTATCCCTCATCTAAAGCTCTGAAAGTGCATCTCTGTCCATTTGACTTTGTTCCTCTACATAATGTACTTGTGAAAGAAGATGGTATATCTTTGAGTAAAAGTTCAAGTGGAATTGCATGTTTTTTTGAAATTTTTTCGGCATACTCGTTGAGAATTGTATTCACTCTATCCTCCAATTCCTCATCAACGAGTTTTGCAATCTTTTCATTAAGACTCATCCTTACTTTGTGTTAGCTCGTAATTTTTAAATAGGTCTTCAACAGATTCTTCCTTTTTCATTCTCGCATCCTTAAGGCGGGATCTAAGAATTGCCAATGTACCAGTTTCTTCCAAACCAAGACGATTACATTCAGCAATAAGTTCGTCCTTCTTCATACCACTCAGAGACGGTAATTTTGGTGGTTTGACTGGCTTGTGTTGATTAATAATTTCCCCAAAGATTTCTTCTTTTACATTCTCGTAAAGTGGATCCAATAAATCACATACTGGATTGAGGAACTTGTTCAGGAAATAATAGTGATAATCTACAGGTACGCCATGCTCCTCTACATATTTTGGATCTTCGGCTTTTTCATACGCCTTAGCTTTGGGATCTTGAGTTTTTGTGAGCAAGTATGGAACTCTATCTCCAGATTGTGGTTCAGAACCAGGTTTTCTTTCGCGCATCTTCGTAACAACTTGTACATGCGATTGATTAATGTTAATACTATCTGGACTCGTTACTGATATATTTCTACCTCCAACTTTGTATGTATCGGATAAACCTTGGCTTAGAATAAGCTTATCGTTAGGTACATCACCGGAGAGAAGTTCAATTGCCCTCTCTTTGGCAAGTTCCTTTGGTGGACCCGGGTCGCTTGAAGTAAGGACTACATCAAGGAGCTCCTTGCATACTTCGCGGACATGTGGTGTATTATCTCGTCGCACAACTTGAAGACCCTTGATGTCAATGTAATCCATGTGCATTTTGTCATCTTTACCCTTTGTCCATAGTTTAGCCGCATATCGTTTCTTACTGTAGAGGAAATAGGGCCAATAAACTTTCTCAAGTTCAAGATTATTTGGTTTCTTGAAGAGAGCGCTACATTCCTCTGCGGCTCTCTCACCTACTTCCCAACTGTAAGCAATAGCTTCTTCCCCTTTACGATCACCTACATCGAACTCAACCATAACTGAATCCGTGTCCCCATACCTTACTTTTGCCCCTGGAAAGTTTGCCTCTACATAATTCTTTGTTTCCTCAATCATTGAACGACCTTTACATGTCGTTGTAGATGCGATTGGTACACACGGCAAGATACCCTTACCCGCTCCAGTAAAACCATAGACAGAGTTCATTGAAATCTTATACGCCAACTGCTTACCATTGTATACCTCTTTCATAAAACCTGTAGCGTTAGCCATGTCCCGTTTGGCTTGCTTACGGAATTGTTTGAGTTCAAGAAGAATGCTTGGTAAAAGACTTGGTACATCTTGGGCAAATTTATAAGTTCGGTCAGCGACTTGGAAAGTTTCATATGTAATCCCAGGTACATTACCATATTTCTTTTCATCCATAACATACGATGAGTAACACAGGTTATGAGCCATCATAATAGATGGATACAGTGCTTCAAAATCAAGAGCGGTAATTGGGGTATAATATGCACCCTTTTGTGCTTCGAGAACTGTAGCACCTTCATAAGGTTCTTCAGGGATTGCTCCATACCGAATAGTTGGAACCATGAAGCCCAACTCCCGAGCCTTCTTTGTGAGTTGAGAGAATACCTTGATTTGTTGCCCTCGCTCCACAAGAAAGTTCGCTGGAACCCAAGTAGCCTTAGCCATCTCAACCAAGTTTAAGAGAGTACAAAGCTTCTTCATCAAACGGTGTGGGAGAAGTGTATCCTTGATACAGTATTCAGCAACTTCCCTCAATTTCACTGGATCTTCCTCCCTATATCGAGCAAACATCTCCTTTGGTGCCATATCAATTTTTTGATCACCCAGGTATAACTTGGATACATTATCCAATTTATAGCTATCAAGCTTGTATCCCTTCTTGACTTCGTGGAACATATCGAAAATGAAACGTCCAGGCATCGGGAGAAGCTTGAGAAGATTATCACCAAGAGCACTCGATGAAAGCTTTTTGATAACAAGTTCCGATTCGGTATCTTTGAGTTTTCCCAAATTGAAAAACTCGTAGTGACATCTATTAATTTGCGCACGTTTATAAATGTATTCCATATCAAATCCAAAAATGTTCCATCCAGTAATAATATCCACATCCTTCTTTTGGATATACTTTTGGAAAGCTTCTAACATTTCCCGCTCGGTTTCGTAACTACGAATATCACATCCCTCCAAGTTGGGGTCTGTCTTCTTGTAACAGAGACATGTTTTATCGTATGGTTCATCTGAACCAAACTTACAAAGTGAGATTGCAATTTGAAAACATGCATCTCCAGGAATGTTAGCATCAGGAAACTTACCCGTAGAACTATTACATTCTATATCAACTGAAGCCACAACAAATGGAGCAATGTCATCCCTGGCTACTGGTTTAAGAGTTTTCCAGTCGTTACAGAAAAGATCCATATCAACATTTGCGAGATGGGAACGAATACACTTGTCTCCAGTATCTAACCATCCAGTTGATTGTATTCCAGTGCGATGCATCAGGCGTAATACTGGATCCAGATTAGATTCATAAACTTTTACATTTCTTGTCCCAAAAATGTTATAAAGTTCAGGAGTTTTATCAAGAGATCTTCTCAAAAAAGAATCTACAAATCTTCTCGCTTGAAGATGTTTGAAGTTAATTTTCATAAATGGAAACTCTTCGTTGTTTTGAAAACCCCAGACATCTTTAGACTTCATGACTGAATATGATACCAGGGAATCGCTACATTTTTCATCAAGAATATTGTAAATTCTTTGAATTTTTCCAGCATCAATATTTGTTGGAAGTTTAATAAAAAAATACGGCGTAAATGCCGTTGTCAGACAGACAGACTTCCCTTCCTCAGTCTTACCAATAATACTAACTAAATGTTCGTCTTCAGTATCTCGTGATTCCCATGTGAGTGCTTGGAAGACGACCATGTTATAGTTGTGTAAACAACGACCGAAAATTTTAATATACTTTATTAGTAAAAATGTCAGCTGCTTTGATTGACCTTGTATCTAAAGGTGCCCAGGATGTCTATATCACTGGTCAGCCACAGGTCAGTTTCTTCAGACAAAACTACAAGCGACACACTAACTTTTCTATGCGTCCAGAGCGCGTCGACTACATCGGCACTTTCGGAGCTTCCAATGAAGTTGTTGTTCCACTTCGATCCAAGGGTGATCTCTTAAGTTACATCTGGATTGAAGCTGAAGGTATTGCTTTGCCAGGTGGTAACAACGCCATGTTTGACACTTCTGCGTCTCAACCAACCACTTTCCAATTGTGGATTGGTGGACAAAAGGTATGCGAACTTGATTCCCTTTTTGTTCAGGGTGTTCACAATGTGTTGTACAACGACAACTCTGCCAAGGCTACAACGAGACATACCCTTGAAACCGCCCAAAATAACTCAAATGGCGACCATTATGTCATTCCATTCTTCTTTGGTGAAGATTGGACTAAGTGCCTTCCATTGGTGGCTCTCCAATACCACGAAGTTGAGCTTCGTATTAAAATCCAAGATCAATACACTGCGGTAGGTACTCCAAAGATTTACGCTAACTACGTCTACTTGGACACTGATGAACGCAAGTTCTTTACTGACAATGAACACGAATTGTTGATCACACAAACCCAATACCAACCAGGTACTCAAGCTGATACCGAGTTTGATCTTACCTACTTTAATCACCCAGTGAAGGCGCTTCACTTGGTCGCTGGCAATATTAACAACGCCGATTGGGAAACTAACTACACTTTCGGCACTGGTTCACTATACATCAACGGTACCGCCCTCTTTGAAAACATGTCTAATGTCTACCACCACGAAGTTGTACCAGAAATGCACTGTTCCGCCCTAGGTGTTGACAGTCTTGTTCAAGACAGTGTGTACACTTGGCCACTCTGCCTCAATTTGGACAAGTCTCAACCAAGCGGCTCTCTCAACTTCTCTCGTATTGACAACGCGAAGTTGTTGCTTAATGGTGTAACTTCGGCCAGCTCTTCAAGCCCCGCTCGCGTCTATGCGGTCAATTACAACGTTCTTCGCATCAAGAACGGTATGGCTGGTGTCGCTTTCGGTAACTAATTTTAAATATAATGTACTCATAAAAACTTCTACATACGATTGGTTTAAAAATATCAATGATATGTAAGATATGAATCTCACCCCTATTAAACTTATCAATAACAAAGATGTCCGTAACAATCTTTTGAGAGTAAAGGGGGAAACGTCGGAAATTGACACAAATGATTACATAGAAAGTCGTATGAACACAAGTCTTGCGGCGAGACACCTCATGGCTATCGAAGATGCTACTGAAATTGCCAAGCAACTTCTTCAAGGTCGAGGTATTTTTGAACAAATTGGGAGAGATATAAAAAAGGAAACTAACTACGACTTCAAGTTTCAATGTCGTAAAACATCTCATATGACTAAACCTACAAAGAATCGCTCAGGTATTCAATATCTTCATATAGCGCACACATATTCAAATGGTGATGGACATTATGCTCTCGCTAAGATTAATCACGATGATAAATCAATTAGATTGTTCAATTCAATGGGAGCAGGTAGAAGTGAATTTAAAAATGAACTTCGTAAAGTGTATGGACCTCAATACATAATACGGAATAAACAGTCTTCATTTCAACCAACTGGTGGTTTTGTCACAACAAACTTGGAAAACTATAAGCGACTCCTTAAGAATACAAAAATTAATATAAGAAATCTAAAGGTTCTTGAAAAGTCTTTTGAAATATCACAATATGATGAGTTATCACAGCATCATTTTTGCTACATTGAGGCTTTCATAGCCATGATGCATGATATATTGGGGACACCCCTCGGTCCAAAAGATCCGAGGGATCGTCTTATTTTCATCAAAATGGTTGTATGGGGTCTCATTCACAAGTATATACCACCATCAAATAGAAAGACACTCCAATGGAAGTATTTTGTAACAAATTTTCCATATTTTTTGGAAATAACAAATTCACAAGGTAAACGATTTAAATTGAATCACATTGTACAGATACCAAAACTTATAAATGGTATAAATGTTGAAAAAGTTAGAAAAGGTTTAGTCAAAATAGAACTTCCACAAAGTATTGATAGCTCATGGTCACTCACACAAATCATGAATTGGGCGGGAAGTAAAATCTAAGTGTATTCTAAATGCTCCCAGTTATCATTATTGGAACTCTCGCAGCAGCCGCTACTTATACTTTTTTAGGACGAAATCTTGTCAGTTCTAAAGAAGCTAAGAAATTGATTCGTTCAGGGAAGATAAAGAAAGTTGTGGATGTTCGCACAACACCAGAATATAGAGCTGGACACTATCGAGGTGCGATCCACATTCCGGTCAATACAATTAATAAGAAAACAACTGCAGGACTCCCAAAGAAGGGTTTGCTCGTCTACTGCAACACTGGGCAACGAGCCAGATATGCGGCAGAGAAATTAGAGGCGTTGGGATTTGAGGATGTGTATTATATTGCTGGACACTATTCAAGTCTTAACTGAGTCCTTCAATGACTTCTTTCGTCTTTTCATACATTCGCTTCGCATAGAACTTCTCATCCTTGAGTTGTTCCCAAATCTTCAAGCGAGACTCCAAGAAATAGAGAAATCTCTCGGGGTCTCGGTTGGACTTGTAACGAATCTTTTCACCTTTCATAGCCTTTTCCATGGCGGCAAGCTTCGCTTCAAACATGCGTTTTTGCATAGCATCAGGAGTCTCACGGGATGTTACTTCTGTCTTATCTTTGAGAGACATTTGTAATACAGTTGCACGACATCTTTAATTGATTGTACTTTTTTATGTTTCTCTACTTTAATAGGTATGTTTGTAACATTAACTGTAATCATAATTTTAGTTGTGATACCAATTGTAATTGTAACATGTACCAGGTTATTTGAGCCTTACCCCGAGGACTTTGCGTAACTTCTGAAGAATCGCGTTATCTGGGATAGCCTTCCCAGACTCATACGAGTTGACGACATTTACTGGAACACCCACTACCACCGCTAAATCTTTTTGTGTTTTGAAACCTTTAGCGATGCGCGCTTGTTGAATCGTCTTAGCCATGGAAATACTTACCTTTTCATGAGTTCCCAACTCTGTTTGATCCAACTTTTGAGCCTTTGTAACTTCATGGTGAGGCACTTTTGCTTTTTGACTTGGCAATGTCTTACCGTGAATGACAACAGGGTTCCAATCTTGATGGTTCATTTTATTATATAACAAATTAAATCTTTATTCTATCTTCTCGCTCAACTATTATTCCTATTTTTTAACAATCTCTCGAGTCTCCCATTTTCTCTGTTCATAAAAATTGTAAATGTCATACAGTCTCCAATAAGATGTACCTGACCATGATTAGAGTTTGTGTATTTATGTATTTGCTCAACACGAACCATATCAACAAGTGACATCTTTGTCTTTGGGGCTTTACTGTGATGTATCGCAAGAACTGCTGCATCCCGTTTAGTTTCTTTGGGGACGGTATCTCCTTCATGGCATATAATCACATGCGATCCTGGACATCCAGCTGCGTGCATCCACCATTCTTTGGGGTAACTTGACATTGTCAATGCGTCATTGTCTTTAGCATTTTCACCCACCTTGATAATGATGCCATCGTGGGATGTATATGTCTTCATACACACTTCACAATTATAATCTTTAACAATTGTAACATGAGAGACCCAGCCAATAATAATATGGTTGTGATGGAAAGTCCCAACTACAACACAAACAACTATAATGGTGCGCGTGGATTACGTATCGCCAACTCGAACTCAAATACAAATGAAAATAACATCGGTCAAATCAGACCACGTGCGATTGACCCCAACAATCTCAGGCGTATGCGAACCGCGCGGATGACGTTTAGGGTAAACACGAATAGCCCAGTGCGTCGTCGTCTTAGCTTTGCTAACAACAATAACAGACCAAATACATCCAACTACATAAAAAATGAAAAACAGATGAAAAAGAACGTGAATGAGAATGCAAAAACTAATAAAATCACATGGAAAAAGTTGAGTGTGAATAATCTTCCATCCGACCCAATCAAGTATGAAAACTTCAAAAATGGTGATAAGGCTGTGAAGATTAACAAGTTGTACCTGTCCCCCGAATCTTTCCGACAACTTGCGCGTATGTCTATGACTAAAGCTATTAACGCCAATGGAAATCAGATTTTGTTTAAAAATCCTTTCACTCGTGGTAATGTGAAAAAGGCGGATCTCAAGTTTGTGGTTCTCGAACGCGCAAAGAATAAGTAAAATTATTGATGAGCTATATTATAATGCATGTTGTACTCAGCCCAAGCTTATCTGCTAATCATAAGTACAGAGTAATTCTCCCAAATAAGAGAAGCATTCATTTTGGACACGTTGGTGTTGAAGATTACACGGATCATCACGATTCTCACCGCATGCGTAAACACCTTATCGAAAAAGGTGCTATTGTTCCAGAGACGCTACGAATGGAAACGGACATACACGAAATTCACCGGGGTATGCTTATGATTGATCATAGCACACACGAGGACTGGGACGACTGGTATTCAGCAGAATATTGGGAGAGGTGGATGTTATGGTCCTATCCAAATATTGATCATGCGAAATTGTGGATGACAATGCGAAAAGATATTTTGTTTATGCCTGTGGCAGAAGATTTGTGGTACAATTCTTAGGCACCCGTAGAACCAAATCCACCCGAACCTCTCTCAGTCTCCTCGAGGAGACCAATTTCCACCACTTCTGGTGTATCGCACTTCTCAAGAACAAGTTGTGCGATACGATCACCCTTTTTTACTTCAAAGTCGGCATGCCCATGATTGAAAAGAACAACCTTGACTTCACCCGTGTAATCTGGATCAATAACACCCGCTCCAACTTGGATACCATGTTTTACCGCAAGACCAGATCGTGGTGCGACGCGTCCATATACACCCGGTGGTAAAACAATGGCTACACCTGATCCAACAAGAGCACGGTGTGTAGGAGGGATAACAACCTCATCAGTGCTGTAAATGTCGTATCCAACAGCACCACCAGAACCACGAGTTGGAATAACAGCATCATATGAGAGCTTCTTAACACGAAGGCTCATTTGTACTTTAGTTTGGTTTGTAATCTTTATAAAGGTTTGATACAAATAATAATTAAATGAGTATCAGTTGGGCTATTCACAATCACATTGTGAAAGCAAATGCACCTAAAACAGATTACCAAAAACTCAAGTCTAAAATTAACAAAACAACATTTACATATGGTGCCGCACTCACATCTACATATTTTATCACACAAGGCGCGGATCAGGGTGTATCAGCCGCACTTGGGGTTGCTTCATCTTTGGGTTACATAAATCTTCTTTCAAATCGTGTGGATAATATTGATAAACCATCTTTTCAGACACAGTTACTTGTACCAATAGGTACGGCTGTATTTGAAACAATGTGGAACAATGCGCCATTTGGTTTTGATTTTGACTATGGTGCGACTCTTATGGGATTTTTAGCCTATAAAGTTGCCCTTCTCACAGTTATTTATGAAGAAGTTCGTAAAATGTTAATCTCAACGAATGACATTACATTTGAGAGCAAAGAAGAGGATCCACGCGAGGACAATGTCGAGTGTGTAGTGATCCCGAGTGAGGATGGATACGACCGATGATATCACAGGCCACATTGGCCACAAAGGAGCACCTATAAAGTTTGATGTCACTAAATTAAGTGTAGTGTGTCCCGAAAATGTATAATCATTACAAAATGCAAATCTTGGTTTAAGTTTACAAGGCTCTTTTTTTGTATAAGGCATCACGGTTACTGCGTTACACACGGCTCTTGCAAAATACATAAGGGTGAGGAGAAGGAGGTAATCATTTCTCTTTTTCACTGACCACATGGGCCATGCATAAAGAAGAAATAGAATGGGTACAGCCAAAAGATAGTCGGGGAGATGTTCGTGATGCTCCCAATTTGGGAGAATGTGGAACCCGACATCATAAATTGGACCACCTGCACCATTACCCTTTTGTGCGGATATGTAGTATCCCACCAATATGTTTACAACCAGTGAAAGAAGAAATACTACTATCATCTATTTTGTATGAAGATTTTTATCGGCTGTACGATACGTCTTCCCCTTCATTACATAACTATGGACCCTCGCGTACCCCCACGCCTGTGGAGAAGCTCCTGGACGATGCCCAGTTCTCCATGCGGCGAGACCACGATTGTACACAGTCTCCAATGTCTTTAAAGGTATCTTTGTAGCCTTCGCTATCTCTGGGAGAGACTTGATACCGGGGTACTTCTTTCTAAATCTTTGGGTGTATGAAGATGTCCGCGTTTTTACACCTTTATCCGTTTTGAATTTGGTGTAATCTTTTTTGAGCATCTTTTTATATCGGGTTTCAACATCCCCAAGAGTTTTGAGACCTCTGAAGTATTTGAGAGGGGCATAAATGGGTCCCTTTGTTTTGCGCAACTCTCCAACTTTTTTGGATATATCGTCGTCTGTGAGAGGCATCTTAATTATTATGTAGAATTAAATTAATGGAATGGGGTCGTCAAAAAGTTCTCCCACGTAGAGATGTCTTCAAAAATAATTGCTGTAACTGTTGTTTAGTTGGAACTGTAATAAGTTTGATGTCCACTGGA